TTATATTGCCGGGATTGCGTTTGCGGCTTTGGCTTGCGATACCTTCCTGGTGTTTAGGTATAACAGGGTGGTTTGTACTGAGTCGTGATCTGCTAATTGTTGCACGCAGTATGGATCCTCACCGCGGAGCAATAATTCAGTAATCATTGTTGCTCTGAAACCGTGGTGAAACGGTTTAATATTGTCCAATCCGTTTGCTATATATACCGCTTTCATCGCAGTAGACAGGCTGTTTATATTCTTATACCAGGGCTGGCCAAGGCCATTATCTAAAAAGTATTTATGGCTGGCTGGGCGCTGTGCTAAATCCTCTTTCAAGAACTCATACAGCGCATCATTAATGGGCTTGTTAGGCCATTTATTTTTCTTATTTTTCCAGTTCAGTTCGTCATTGTTCCGGATGCGGATAATTCGGTTTTTCAGGTCGATATGATCGAGGCGCAGCGACCAGATTGCACCCAGTCTTAACAGGCTGTTGGTTGCCAGTTTAAAGGCTCTGATTAAGTTCAGGGTGTGGCGTTTTTCTTTGTTGGTTTCTGCTGATTCGATGCGCTGGTCCAGGTATTCTCTGATTTTTATCAGGGCTGACAGGTCCAGTGTGTCCATATCTTTGCGGGGCGCTGCGGCCCGTTTTAAATTGAATTGCCGCTCTATTAATTCGTTATCGTGGGCCCAGTTCAGAAACGCCTGCAGGTGGCGCATGTGTTTATTCTGGGTTGCCTTAGCGACTATCTGGCCGTTTTTACCAGGTCGCTCTGACAAGGCATTAAAAAACCGCATATTATATTCACGGTCAAAGTCCATCAGCAGGTGATTGCCAACTGCGTCAAAGTATAAATTCAGACTCTGCGCGTAGGATTTATGGGTTTCGAGGCTGGATGATCGTTCAATTTCTGACAGCCATAATTTAACCCCCTGTCTGACTGTCATTTTCAGCCGATCGCGGCGCTTTTGTTTTTTTAGTTCTTTCTGTTTTGCTGTGGCATTTCTTATCTCGTATTCCTTCGCGTGATACAGCCTGACCAGGCGACCTGCTTGTTGATCCTTTGGTATTAGCTCCAGGGCTTCAATGCTGATCAGCTTGCGGCGGATGCCGCGGCGATCGCGTACAAACCCCGTTTCGTGATCGTGAGGAAACTCGCCGACCCAGTTTTTTCCAACCTTGAAAAACAGCCGTCTGGACATTGTTTAGAAACTCCCGTGCCAGACTCTGCGCCCGATGATATCCAGCTGCTGATAATCATCGTTTGATAAAACGTAGTCTTCATAATCCGGGCTTTCACTGCTGACTTTCACCTCTCCCGATAGCATGAATTGAACCCGTCTGATTAGTATTTGGCCGTTGATACGGATGGCATAAATACCGTCACCGGTTCGCCTGCTTTTATCGATCAGCAGATCTGAATTGAGCGGCAATTTATCGCCCATCGAGTCATCGTTTATGGTGATAAAGCAGCAGCTTTCAGGATTTATCCCTTTAGATTTAAGTAGTTGGCTATTAAATAAAACCGGTGCCGGATGGTTTGTCTCGCCGGATATACGAGAGTATGTATCTTTGCTTGTTGTCGAACCATCGGCGTGCACATCACCTTCACCAGTGGCAAGCCATAGCAGACTTACTCCCCCAGCCCTTGCCATTGAGACTAACGGTTTAACTGTGGGTTGTGAGTCTGATTTTATATATCTGTTTATTTGAGAGGTTGTAACACCTGCTGCGGCAGCTAAAGCGCCACTTCCAATTTTTTGTTTTAAATACCCGACTCGGTCACCAAAACTCTTTGGTTCAAAAGCGTTACTCATGAAGGTTCCACCCATTGATGAGAATCGCGCATTAATGCTTGACAAAGTACTAAATTCCCATATCATGCATATATGCGCTAAATGATGCATTTATTTACACTTAGTTACATATATTACCGTTACCGTGGTTCATATTAGCAATGTGTATGCGTCTGTCTAGCCTCCTGTGAATCAAAGTCACTTATAGGTGCTAAAAATGTTCGATATCACTAAAGACAAGCTATACACCCTCGAAGAAGCCGCAGAGTTGGCCTGCATGACGCGGCAAAAGTTTGCTCAACTTCGCCGCGATGGCCTTGGCCCTCAAATCACCCTATTGGGTGGAAAAAAATTGATCTCCTCTACTGACTTCAATTATTGGGTAATCCAACTGAACCCGCACTTAACCTCCCGCGATTCGGTGGGCGAACATGCGCAGCAGGCTATTGCAGCAAACAGCTAATTCAGTCAGGGATTACGACAATGCAAAACCATGCGGTCAGCGATAGCGATATTGTTCAGGCATTACTGAACAACCCGCTGCTGAAGTTTCAAGACAAGGGCGAATACCTGCGAAAAGGTGAGTGCCCTGAATGTGGTCGAAATGAGCTCTATCTCAGAAAATCACAACCCTACCAGGTGGCGTGTTCACGTGAAGGTAATTGCGGTTATACCGAATCAACCCGCAACTTGGTGCCAGAGCTATTCAGCCAATATACCGAGCGTTTCCCAAAAACAGAGAGTGACCCTAATGCCACGGCCGATGCCTATCTGTCCCATAACAGGGGCTTTCCGATTATTAAGATGCGTGGCTGGTATGAGCAACATACCGAACGCTGGGAGATAGAGCCCGGAAAATATGAATACTGTGAAGGCATCCGTTTTTATCTCGATGCAGAGCGCACCCGGTACTGGTCACGCCTGATTGATCGAACAGGAAAAGAAGGCCATAAAGCGCACTTTGCGGGCAAGCGTAAGGCTGATAAAACCCTGTTTCGTGGGGATGCCTGGGCACCGCCGGGAATGGAGATCAACGACGGCGATAAAGTGTATATCGTCGAAGGCATCTTTCATGCGATCGCCTTCTGGGCTGCAGGCTTTAAAGCGATCGCCGCTTTCAGCTGCAACAACTTCCCGATCAATTTTATCAGTCAGTACAAAGGTAAACGGATTACCTGGTGTATCGCGCTGGATGAAGGTGAAGCCGGCCGTAAATACGCCCTTAAATTCACTGAACTGATGGCAGAGGCCAAAGAAAAATCACAGGTTTACTTGCCGCCGAATGCAGAAACCGACTGGGACGATCTATACCGTGCCGGCCAGTTGGTTCAAACAGAACTAAATGATTGTGAATATCGCGGAAAACTATTTTTAGCGAAGGATATTGCCAGTAAAGCATATCACTGGCACCTAAAAACTAAGCGCCGTTACGGCATCCTTGACCACAACAACCGTCTGTATGAAGTAAAGATCTCAAAAGATCTGGAATCAGCCCTGCAGGATAAAAACTGCGAACTGGAGTCAGGCGAAGGCCGCGAGGTTTTCCAACACAACATATTCACCGGCCTGATCAGCAACTGCCTTCCAACGTTTCTCTACATGGAACGCGACGAAGTGATGGATGAACAGCGGTTTGTTTTTCGCTTTGATTACAGCAACGGCGCGGCCTCTGAGATTATCGCGCTGGATGGTAACAATATTGAAAGCCCTGCAGCCTTCAATAAAGCGCTGCTAAACCGCACCCGTGGTGGCACCTTCGATGGTGGCGCCCAGGAATTCAAAAACCTGCGGGATAGCTGGTTAAACCGAAAAATGCTGATCGTCCAATCTAACCCGTTCATAGGATATGACGCTGACCTTAAAGCCTACATTTTTCCTAAGTTTGCGTTTTATCGTGGAAGAGATGTGGCATTAAACCCCCAGGGATATTTCCAGCTTGATGCAAAGCGCCTGGTAAAAGTCAGCAGCCCGGGTTTCAACCTGGTGAAGGGCGAACCCTTCAACCCCTCATGGTTTAACGACTATCTGAAAGTATTTAACTGGCATGGCTTCGCTGCGCTGGCGTGGTGGACGGGTTCATATTTCTGCGAACAGATCCGCCGTAAGCAGAGCAGCTGGTGTTTCTTTGAGCTGACAGGGGAGCAGGGCGCGGGTAAGTCGACCATCCTGGAATTTCTCTGGAAGTTAACCGGCCGTGATGGCCACGAAGGATTCAACCCGGGTAAATCATCACAAGCCGGTCGCCGTCGGGCATTTAACCAGGGCGCGGGGCTGCCGGTGTGTCTGATTGAAGGCGATCGGGAAGAAACCGGCGATGCCAAAAAGGGCGGTTTTAACTTTGATGAACTGAAAGACCTCTACAACGGCCGTGCAACTGGCACGCTGGGGATCGCTAAGCGGGGCTATCAGACCGATGAGCCATTATTCAAAGGATCTGTACTGTTTGCCCAGAACGCGACCGTAGACGCCTCTCAGGCGATGCTGGCGCGAATCGTACACAGCCATGTCACCAAAGAACATCACACCCCGGGGATGCTGCCGCTGGCGCGAAAGTTTGAGCAATTCACTGCCAAAGAAGTCGGTGGCTATCTGTCTGCAGCGCTGACACAGGAAAAAGCCTGGATGGAAACCTACCTGGCAGAGTTTCAACGGGCAGAACAGGATCTCATCCACTGGGGCGAAGTTAAAGATCTGCGGATTATCAAATGTCATGCCCAGGTGTATGCCTCTGCTGTGGCGCTGTCGCTGTTGTTCCCTCAGATAAAACCTGAATTGCTGATCAGGTTTAAAGATTATCTCTGGGGGCGGGCAAAGAGCCGACAGGGGCGCATGAGCAGCGATCATCCATTGGTTGAGCAGTTCTGGGATACCTACTTATATCTGAATGAACAACCGGTTAAGTCAGGCTTTTCATCCGGTGACGAGTTTGACGACAGCGGAGAGCTGCTGAACCACTCAAATCAGCGATCAGAGGTGGCAGTAAACCTTAACCACTATCAGGAGATCTGTCGCAAGTTTGGCCAGGAATTCCCAGATCTGAAGATGCTGAAGAAGGTTTTACCCGGCAGCACACGTTTTAAGTTCCTTAGAACAGACAAAGTGAAGTCATCACGGGCCGGAAAGACGCTTCATTGCTGGGTTTTTAGTAAGCCAATTTGAGTTTTTATAGAAATTTCAGCCACAAGGTCAGGGCTGAAACTGATGATTTTTTGAAATAAGACAGGGGGGTGCGCAGAGAGGTAACTTTTGTAACCTTTGCTAATAAATAGGTTGATTCTTATTTAAATACAAAGAGTTATAAGAAATTCAGAAAGGTAACTTTGAGGTAACTTTTAAGTAACCTCGGTTACCTCAAAAAGTAACTTTTTAGGAAATCAAAAATTCCTTATAAATCAATCAGGTAACTTTTCAGGTTACCTCTGGTTACCTAAAAGTTACCTTTTGTCTGTTTTTCTCTATCCCTTGTAATCCGTGGCTTGTAGGCACCATCGCGGTGGCAAGGTTACAAAAGTTACCTCTCTGCGCCCCCCCCCTCTGTCAACATTGAAAGAGCGGAGGTTATCAAATGTCAGATTCCAGCCCTAAGTTTCGCCAGGAATGCTTAGCCCGGCATCTGTTAAGCAGCACCCAGAGCCGCCGGGATTATTTTGAAAAGAACCCTAAACAGGTTGATCTGATGGTTGATCTGATGCGTCAGGAACAAGCCAGAAGACTGGCAAAAATGACACATGATGAACGTGAAGAATGGTACAGCCGCCAACACTTGGCGGCGCGTGACAATAAAAATCGACAGCGCTATCTGGTCGACATAACCCAGCGCTTAGAGTCGCTAACACAAGAAGGAAAAACCAATGAGCAGAAATAAAAGTCAGGTCACCGAACGGGTAAACGCCCTTCAGGCGAGGGTTGAGGATTTAACGCCAGAACAGCAGCAGGACTTTCTTAAAATATTGTTCAGCCATGCCCGTGCCACGGTGGTTTATCACCCGCAGCACATCTGGAACACCTGCAATTTGATGGAAATGACACTCGATGTCGTGAAGTAAAAACGAAGGTGCTGACCGCTACCACCGCCAAGTACCAGCGGCCAGCCATTCACTAAGGAGAAAGGAAATGTCGATACATACCGTTACACACATAGCAAATATTGAACAGAGCAATAGTACCGAGATCGGTACCGTTCTGGCAATCGCCTTGCTACAGACAATCCCCGCTGAAAAATGGCAGCGCCTGGAACGTCGCATCAAAAACCGTCAGCAGCAAACTGCAATCAAAGGACAGTAATCATGCAAACTCACACTATTCGCATGGCCCCCAATGGCGCCGCCGTATTCGCTGGCGGTGTCAGCCTGGCAGAACAGATAGAACGTCTGGAACTATTTGAAAACCTGCATCGCCAGATTCACACCCTGAATCAGCAGGTTAGTTCTTTAAACAGTTCGCATCAGCAGCAGCTGGACGCGCTTAAAACCATGACAGATGAGCAGCTGCAGGCGCAACGCACTAAATTTGCCATGGCTCTGGAAGCTGTTGAGGTCAATAGCGCCCGGGATGATGACCGCCTGAACACCCTGCAGCACTACGCCGATCAGTTGGCGGCAGCGGGTGACCAGCTGGCGAATGATAAAGATCGCCTGCAGGCAGAACTGAACGCGCTGCAGGTGCAACTGAAAACCAGCCTCCGCACCACGGATAACGCCCAACAGCAGCAGCGCGAACTGGACGCCGAGGTTAAACAGCTTCGGGCACTCAACCCCGAACGACTGGCAAAACAGGTGAAAGAGCTGCAGAAGGCCAACAAAGAGAAAACCGCTGCGGCGACACTGCTGCGTAAACAGTGCCGGCAGCTGCAGAAAGAGAACCAGGACAAATCACTAACCATTCTGAAACTCGACACAGCGCTGGAAAAAGCCTGCAAAGACTTCAACGAGAAACACCGCATCGAACCACTGGAAATACTAGATCTGGGCAATGCCGGTGTGTGGGAGATCTACGGGCATGACAAGGTAAACCGCTATGACGTTCTGGACCAGAAAAACAACGTCAGCCTGGGACTGGAAGTGGCTGAAGGTCGGTTGATCATCCCGGAAGTGCGAACCGTGCCCGCCGCAGTAACGAAAAACATTATCGACCGCGCCGGCCGCTACGAAAAAACTATGGCCGAGATCGCCCGCGGCAAACAATCCACTACAAGCAAGGAGGCATAAGCCATGTTGATATTAACTCGTCGAGTAAGTGAAACCCTGATCATCGGTAGTGAAGAGGTCACCGTCACCGTGTTGGGCGTCAAGGGCAACCAGGTACGCATCGGTATCGATGCCCCTAAAGATGTGCAGGTGCACCGTAAGGAGATCTGGCAGCGCATTCAGGATGAGAAGAAAAAACCGCTCAACATCGGTATTGATATGGCAAAGCCCGGCAGCGATAAGTCCGTCCGTTTTGTACTCACTGAGGCCGGTTCTGCAGCGCTGGATAACGGAAATGAGGTGCAATCATGAGTCAGCAAATTTACGCCACCATCCGCCCGGGCACCAAGTACGAAAATCAGTGCACCGGTAAGGCTTTTCCTGTTGCGTTTGTGCCCTCTCATGATGCCTTTTCTTGGAAAGGTGGCCCCGGAGGACAGTACCGGCACAGCGATCTTCAGCTGTGGTTTAAGGGTGAGAATGGACAGATGTCACCTATCCCTCTGATGCATGTCACAGAGGGTATACAGCTGATCGATATTATCCTGAAAGGCTGGGAAGACAGCGCCATCACCGGGAACATCTACCCTGAATGGATGGCAACCTACGGCGATGAACTCATCGATCGCATTAAGAAGCTGCAGACAAAATCTGCGGAGACTTACCCTGATGAAGATGAAGAGGAGACCTGGGGATGACACTGAAAAAAGACGACGCGATTATCCGCGCTCTGGATGCTCTGACATTTGATGCCGGCGACTGGGAACCCGAACACGTCGAGCGCCACCTGAAAGAGCAGATCGCGCTGGCCAAAAAAGTGCTAACCCAAGCCGGTGCTACAGAATCCATTGCTGCAATCCACGGGAAACTTCTAGACCTTCAGTGTCTGTGTAATTTCGTTGAATGCGGCTTTGATATACATGATCGGGTTGTTGAGCTGATCAATCTGACAGATGAAGAGGAGGCCCGCTGATGTGCGCTACCTGCAATGAAGGCATCTGCACAAATCGCTGTGCCTCAAAAACCATCAGCATCACCCCGCACCCGATCCCGGGTGCGGTGGGGGATGAAAACGACTACAAGCCGCAACCCGGCTTTGAAGCGATGTTCCAGGAAGTGTTTGCCGATAAACCGTTCACCCCTGAACGGTTTCAAGAGGAATATATGCAACGCTTCATCCCCTCGCAACGGGAAGTCGATATCCGCATAAAACTGGAACAATACTACCTACGCACCGGCGATAGCGTGAGCAACAAAGAGGCACAGTATCACTGGAGAGGGTTCACCTGGTGGTGTAACAAAAACGGCTATACCGCCGACGATATCAACAGGGCTAAAAAAGCAGTGAGGGACGAGGGATGAAACCTATCATGCGATATCACGGCGCTAAATTCAGACTGGCGAACTGGGTAATCTCATTTTTCCCTGAACACTCAACCTATGTAGAACCGTTTGGGGGAGCAGCTGGAGTTCTATTGCAAAAACCGCGATCGCTAAGCGAAGTGTATAACGACCTCGATGAAGACATCGTTAACGTTTTTCGTGTAATGCAAGACCAGTCGATGGCACATGAACTCAGACGCCGGGTCGAGTTGACCCCCTATTCTCGGTCTGAATTTGAACTCAGTTACGAGCCAACCTCCTGTACTATTGAGAGAGCGCGCCGCACTCTCATCAGGGCACATATGGGGTTCGGTTCTGCTGGGGCCACAAAGCATAAAACAGGATTCCGCATCGATAGTGCAAGGCTTTATGGAACAGCCGCGCATCTGTGGGCTAAATACCCAGTAAATATCGATGAATTTACCCAGCGCCTGCAGTCCGTTGTTCTTGAAAATAAAGATGCGGTTGACGTTATCGATAATCACGATCGGGAAGACACGCTTTTTTATGTGGATCCTCCTTATCTTCACTCAACCAGGAAGATGAGAACCGGTGGGTATTACGCACACGAAATGAGTGATGACGATCATCTCCGCCTGTTAGATAAATTAGTAAAGATTAAAGGAATGGTTGTTTTGTCCGGATACGCCAGCAATCTATATCGAAGCTGTCTGATCGGGTGGGAGGAACATCAGATCTCAGCCCGCATTAGCGCCGGACGAGGAACCGATACCAGGGTTGAAAGCCTCTGGTTAAATGCAGTCTGTGCCGATCGCAAAAAACAAACCAACTTATTCAACACAAAGGTGGCTTTATGAACGAAGCAGATATGTACCAGGTAACCGTTGCCTGTGATACCGACGGCTGCGACCACTCATTTGATATGCCCTGGGATGCCACCCTGATGGGTATCGGCCCCGGCGGCTGCATGTACTGCGGTCAGTGCGGTTTAAATAACGGCTTTACTGTCACTCAAGACCCCGCCCCCGGTGTGCTGGAATTGATGAACGCGAAACCCTATTTCTGCCCGTTGATGAAAACCTACTGGCTGAAGTTTAAAGAGGGTGAACAGGATCTGGAGATCAGACCCAACGGCCACCGCGGGTGGAACACTAAAAACATTTACCCTGGGCGAAAAATCACCCTGTCAAACGGTTATCAGGTGCCTGGGCGCATTACCCGGGTAATCAGTCAGACAGAGGTTGCTAGCCACTTACAGAAAGCTGGTGTCGCCCAGTGGCATATCGATGCGGTTATCTCAATTTATGGGCCCCGTGATCGCTGGCTGATCGCAAAGACCCGGGAGGTTTGATGATGAAAACTCTTTCAATACTCTTGTTGATACTGGCCCTGCAGGGCTGCAATACACAGCAAATGGTCACCCAGTTTCAGAGTGATCTGGTGGTTGCGCAGTCACAGATTAACCAGCTGGTGAACGAGGTCGGCGTTGTTAAAACCCGGCTGGATTCGATTAATGATCATCAGGAATAACCCACCATCACCGGCCCAGGCCGGTGATGTCCGTTTAACGATCGGAGGCATCATGACAAAGAAAGCAAAATTACAGCCCACCGCTAAAATTGCCCAGTCGGTGGTTGAGGGGGTGGCCGGTATACGGGATCCGGTTGCGGCGGTTCTGTGGGCTGAAAAGAAAGGGTATAAATCGGGCCATAAATTCACCTTTCGGGGTAAAAAGTGTCGGGTGTGGCAGGCGGGGCACTATGCGGCGTACTTCAATGATGAGTGACCGCGAGGGGGAAATGAACAAGGGTGCTGCTGCACCCTTTTTTATTTTGCGGTAAAGTGGCGGCGGTGTTAACCGATGAAGTCTATTAGATAAGGAAAATTCGATGACTAAACAATCAAAACATGTCGTAAAGTTTAAGGAACGTCACGCCTTAAGAGATGAAACCATTATTGCCTGGTCTGATGGATATATAGGAGAGGCGATGGGCTCAGGGTCTAAGGCACAGAAGAATGGCGCTTTAATCGTGACAGAATCAAGAGTTATTTTTTATCGGAAAGGGCTATTTGGTGAAGTTCTTGAAACAATACCGCTTAAAAGTCTTACATCGGTAGAGCGTAAATCGACAATGGGTTTTCGTGTTATTCGACTGCATGCCAGCCATGATGATTTGGAATTTAAAACATTTTCTAAAGATGGTGAGGCAGAAGTTATTGCCGCGATCGAATCAGGTCGATCTGAACAACCTATTTCTGCGCCCGTTAACAAAGAAGACAGTTTGGATAAATTGAAAAAGCTGGCTGAACTTAAAGAAATGGGCGCTATCACTCAGGAAGAGTTTGATTTAAAGAAAACGCAGCTGTTAGCGGATGCGTAGTGTTTATATTAAATAAATCTGGGCGCATTAAGCGCCTTTTTTCATGGCTGCAATAAAGATCAGCAGCGCTTTTCTCTGCACCTCTGTGAGTTCGGCTATCTCTTGTTCCAGCTCATCGCCGGGCGGGTTGTCCAGCAGCAGCTGATTGGGGGTTATATCCAGTTCTTCACACACCGCTAATATTTGACGTTCCTTCATCTCTTTACCTGTGCGCCAGCCACTAATTGAACTAATTGAGAACCCTCGCCGGCGTGACAGCTCTCTAACTCCGATATTCTTTTTTGCCATGATCCTGACCAGTCGTGCTCCCCTTTTTTTATGGAGTGTCTGCATATTTTGTTGCTATCTCGATACGGCTGAGTGTGAGCGCAGTATACAGTGCTTGATTTTAGTCGATGTTTTTTAACTCATAAGTCGCGACAGTGTTAGCTGTGCAATAACAGTTTTGTTTTTTTGTTCAGTATAAGTTAGCAAAATCAATTAAAACAAACGTTTACATACGATAACGTTTTATAGTTTTCAGGCTGCAACAGCAAAGGGAATTACGAAACTGGAGACGAGATGGATCATATTAAAAAGGACTTAATCAATAACAGTTATGCGCTGATGGATTTTTTAGAAGGCTATTTTAGTCAGCCAGGCGAACGGGTGATGTCAGCCTCAGAGCAGACCGGTATTGTGCTGGTATTGCGACAAGTGCGTGAAAACATGGAGGGTGCCGTGGTGGATTAATCAGAGACTTAAGGCTTTTGACGCCTCATCAAACAGGCGTTGCTGTTCTGCCGGGGGTAATCTCCGCAGACGTTGTAGTAACATCTGTTCATGTGACTGCGCGGGCGGGTTGATGGTGTGAGAAAATGCCAGCTTCATCACAAATGTGTGGCCGCATTCTACATCCATACACTGGCAATACAGATCACGGATATCACCCGGGTTTTCACCCATTGGCACGCTGTGAGATATTCTGGCTTTATAGCCGCAATCTTTGCACTGAATACGCATGTGTTCCCCCGAAAACATAACGGATTCAGAATAACATATTTCACAGCAAACCATTATTAATTAAGGCTTAATCGGGGATGTCAAAGTTTATTTTCTTGCCGTTTTTAAGGTGTTCATTTACGGAGTGCATAAACACCATCGCCTTCGGCCCTATTTCGTTTCTGATGTATACATCACTGATCTTTTGAATATCACCAAACCCGGCTGTATTCTCCGGTTTTACCCCGGCCAGACTGGGTTGCATTCGGTGTGCGACTAATACTTCATCAGCTGATATTCGTTTAATCCGCTCAAACTCATCTTTCTGACTAATATCGCCGATCGGGATTATCTGCACCGCTTTTTCGCCGCCGTTGGGGATATTTATAAACATTGATTTAAAATTACCAACCCCTTTGCCCGCTCGGATATCATTTATTATTTTGCTTTCGACTTCTTCAGGCATGTTCGGGTCGTTGGTGTAGAAGATATACCCCATGTGACTGCCGTTTTTAAAATACCGTCGCCGAAACAGCGTGGCATCTTCACCCAGTAATGCAGCTTGCAGCCCGCCCATAAATTGCGGTAACCCATAAATGGTTTGTAGTGGGTCATACTCTTTTATGTGAATGACCTCCCCAGGATCAAACCAGATCTTGTCACCGTTGCGCTTTAGCATGCAGTACGCTTTGCCCCCATAGGGGTGATTGCCATAGCGCATATTAACGCCCGGCAGGTGCCCCAGTCGCAGCTGCTGGCCAAAGGCGTTGGTAAATATCTGTAGGTAAGCATTACCGGTGGCTTCAAAGTCCAGCGCGGCTTTATACAGGTCCATCAATGACAACAGTGGTGAGGGGATATACCGCTGAACCAGCAGGTTGCGTTTGAAGTAGATACAGCTGCCGTGGTGGGCGTTGGCCGACATCGTTTGTATCAGCCCGCGCTGGCTGACAGGCGGCACGTAGAAGTCCTGTATATCATCCAGAAAGGTGCCCAGATAATCGGTCAGGCTGTTATCCAGCACGCTTTCAGGGTCGCCAAAGGTAAACGCCATCGGCTTGCCGTTGGCACTGCTTGGGCGTGTCTCATCCATAACGGCTTTTTCGTCTGTTTTCATAGTTCAACGGCTCTTTTATCAGTGCGTGCATAATCGCCCAGGCAGAATCAGCATGGCCCGTGGCTTCGGTACGTCCGGCGGCATAGGTGATGGTGCCGCCGCGGGTTGAGGTTTGGCGAATAGTCATAAAGCCGGCGGCGATATCTGACCAGGACTGGTCCCAGATGATGCGCCCCGCGCCGATCACCGATATCGCTTTCATGACGAGCTCTATTTTCACATCGACGCTGTAATGTATAGCCTGCGCTCTGGGGTAAAACGCCTGCACCATATCAAACACGCCATAACCGATGCCGGTGGTATCGATGCCGATATGTTGCACGTTATAGCGCTTGGTGATGGCCTCTATCTGTTTCGCCTGGAACTGAAAGTTAACCCCGCGCCAGCTGTGTTTTTCTAACACGATAAAGTGGGGGAACTGTTCAGAGGGGGGCGCCAGCACCACACAGGTGGCGTTGTCGGTGGTGCGGCTGGGGTCATACCCCACCCACACTGGCCGGTCATCCCAGGGGCGTGGGCTGTTAGGCTTAAACGATTTGATCTGTTCGTGAATATCCGTGAGGCATTTTTCCAGCTGTTTCAGCTTAAACACGCTCTTTTTGTCATCGATGAACATGCAGCGGAACAGCTGATTGAACTCATCTTCGCTGTATTCCAGTTCAAGTTCTGCGAGGTCAAACAGATCGCAGCCACCGGCTACGGCGTCATCTATTGTGACGATGTTACGCCACTGGCCATCCCCGCATTTAACCCCCTCGCTCAGCTCTTTAGGGCTGGGGAATGACACCACCGGTTTATTGCGTTTACGCATCCGCTCATTAAAGGTGTCCATATTCCAAAACGGGTAGGCATCATGGCTTTTGGCTGAAGGGGTTGAAAAGTAGGTTTTGCGCCATTTTTTATGTGTGGCCACGGCGGAGGCGACCTTATTCAACACATTAAAATCGCGGATCCAGAAATATTCATCCACATACACATGGCCGTGATAACCCTGTGATGTTGCGCTGTTGGTGCTGAGAAAGTGCAGCTCTGCGCCGTTATCCAACACAATGGGGTTGCCGACTAACTTAATGCCGAACCATTCCCGGGCAAAACCGACAATATAGGCCCGGAATATCTCTGCCTGGGCCCGGCTGGCCGATAGAAATATCTGGTTATCGCCGCTTAAACAGGCATCTTCAAACGCTTCACCCGAAAAATACCAGGTGGCCCCGGTCTGGCGGCTTTTGAGAATGTCACGTATACGCCGGGTTAATGGGTTTTCTTTGGCTTCAAGCCATTTCACCTGGTAGTCATACAACAGGCCGCGGAACTTCTCTTTAAAGTCATCCGCGGTTAAATGGCTGACCTGATTCTGTTTACGCTGTTTGCCTTTCTTACTGCGCCCCTCGCCACCGCTGGGCTGCTCGCTGGCTTCACCGCTGCCGATCGCTTTTGCTTTTGCCTGGGCGGCTATAAACCGTTCTTCCTGTTTCTGCAGGTTATCCAGCACGCCGGTTAGCCGTTCAATCTCCCCCAGCTGCTCGTTGCGATCGCCGGGAACTTCGCCACTGACAAGCAGCGTGATGCGCCGCCGAATAGCGTTTGTCGGCGCTTCATGTTTTAGGGCGGCATCCCATTTCCCTTGCTGAATCCAGTAATACAGTGTTCGGGTTGGCACGTTTAACTGTTGTGCTATTTCCGGCACTTCATACTGTTTCAGATAGAGCTTATGGGCCGCGTCTTTTATCTCAGGGGCATATTTCATGCTGGCAGTGTACGGCTGAAAAACCGAACAACCACGGGGTTTATATGTGCGTTCTTGTGCTGTGCTGAAGGGCACAATTTTGCACATTGAAAGCGCTTTAAACGGGGTGTTTTCGGGCCTAGTGTTGGGGCATCGATTGAATGCGAACCACACAAGACTGAACAGGTTTTTACTATGGCAGCGGTACTGGATTGGAAAAAAGTAGCAACAGCAGGCCCCACGGCAGACGGTCGGGAGATCCCCGAACAGGATCTGATCGATATCGCTGACACCTACGACACCGAAGAGTACACCGCCGTTATCTGGGGCAGCGATCCGATGGGACACAGCCAGTGGTATGGCAACTTTGGCCTGGTGCATGAAGTGAAGCTGGACAAAGACAAGAAAGGCCGTACCTGTCTGTTTGCCAAAATGGCTCCCAACACCCGATTGATGAACCTGCACGACCAGGGCCAAAAGCTGTTTACCAGTATCGAGATCTGGCCGAACTTTGCCGACAGCGGCAAAGCTTATCTGACCGGGATCGCGGTAACTGACTTTCCTGCATCACTGGGCACCGAGGCGCTGCGTAAGTATTGCAAAAACACCGGCACCACTGTCTTACAAACCAATGAAAAATTCACGCTGGATACTCAAAGCCCGCAGGGCAATAGCAGCAAGGATGACCAGGACACTGCCGGCACGGATGCCGACCTAACCCTATTTAAGCGTTTTATGTCACTGCTGAAAGGCGATGACCCCCTGAAAAATACCCCCCTGAATGACGATTCCAACGAGGACGACGAGATGACCCCGGAACAGTTCCAACAGCTGCTGGAAGCGCAGCAAAACACCAATCAGCTGCTGGGAACACTGGCTGAAAAATTCACCCCACTTCCCGCGAGTGCGGATGGCGCTGCTGCCGGTACCTATGGTGCAGATAACGGCGCTGCTGGTGCTAACGCTGCCCCGGTAGTGACCGCAGAACAGTTTCAGCAGCTGCTGGATGGCCAGAAAGATCTGCAGACGAAGTTTGCCGCGCTGGCGGGTGAACAGCCTGGCACGAATGCAGGAGAGCATGACGGGGCGTCTGATCAATCACAGGGCGTTGTGGGGTAACCCCCCCGCTTTAAACGGGGCAAGCCCCATCAAACGGACAAAACAGGAATTTATCCTATGAATATGAATCAACGGACGGTCGCAGCGTTTGCGGCGCTACAGGCTAATCTGGCGGCGGGTTTCGGCGTTCCTTCGGTAGCTGAAACGTTTGCTGTCACCCCGAGTGTCGAACAGACACTGATGGATAAGATTGTCGAGCCTTCTGATTTTCTGAAGCGTATCAACGTTGTCGGTGTGCGCGATAAATCTGGCGATCGCCTGATGGGCGGCGTGTCTGGCACGATTGCGGGCCGCACCAACACCAGTGCAGCTGATCGTGTACCCCGCGATGTGTCTGATCTGACAGACTTTCAATATATCTGTGAAAAGACTGAATACGATATCGCCATCCCTTACCTGTTGCTGGACAACTGGTCTAAGTTTCCCGACTTTCAGACCCGTCTGTTGAAGTGGGTTGCTCATCAGAAAGCGATGGACCATATCATGATCGGCTGGAACGGTACGAGTGTGGCCGCTTCAACTGATCGTGTTGCAAACCCGCTGCTGCAGGATGTGAACAAAGGCTGGCTGCAGCACATGCGCGAAAACAAAGCGGGCAACATTCTGGTTGATGGCGGGACTGTAGGTTCAATCAAGCTGGGCGATGCGGGTGACTTTAAAACCCTGGATGCGCTGGTCGGTGATATTAAAACCGCGATTCCTCTGCATCTGCGCGATGGCCTGATCTCGATTGTGGGTGAAGACCTGCTGGCCTGGGATGAAGGCAAGCTGTATTCCAGCCTGGGCGGCACCCCGACTGAGAAAGCCGGCATTCAGCAGGCAACCAAAACCTATGGCGGTTTGCCAGCCTTCACTGTGCCGCACTTTCCGGCACTGGGCGCCACGGTGACAACCTGGGAAAACCTGTCTATTTACTGGCAGGAAGAGTCCAACCGCCGCAGCCTGAAAGACAAGCCTGAACGCGATCGCACTGAAGATTTTCACAGCGTGAATGAAGCCTACGTGGTTGAAAACTTCGATAAGTTCGCAGCAGTGGAAGCGGCTAACGTCACGATTCTGTAAACCGTGACACCTGAGCAGGCCAGCTGAATGGCTGGCCTGTTGTTAGATCAGTTAAATCCTGTGGGAGGAAAAAAACAATGTCTCTGATGAAAAAAAACCAGGCACGGCACGCGGCAAAACCCGCTGTGGTGGTGATTGAATCAACCCAGACCAGGCGGAAGAAAAACAGCGGTTCTGAAACCGCGAACCCGCCTGGCAAACTGGGTTGGCAGAGCCGCCATGCGCTGATGGTGTCTGCTCTGGCTAACGCTCTGGCAGAGCTGTCATCACATAACAGTGTTGAAGTCCGGGCGCAGATTAAACGCGATCGCCTGATCCCTGATTTTGCTGAATATCTGCAGGACTATCGCGCCGCTGGGCAAAGTTTTCCGAATGAACCACTGATTTACTTTGTTATCTGGCAATTCGATATCGGCGATGTAGAACAGGCGCTGGAGTGGGGTTTCTTTGCTCTGGAGCAAGGCCAGTCGATGCCTGAGCGGTTTAAGCGTGATCTGGCTACGTATATCGCGGATGAAACGATCGGCTGGGCTGAACAGCAGTTCAAAGCCGGCAACAGTATTGAACCCTACTTCGGCCAGGTGTTGGCCAAGGTGGAGGACGAATGGAAGCTGTTTGAGAAGATTACCGCTAACTATTTCAAGTTGGCCGGGCTGTCTCTTCTGACCGGAGAGCCGACGGAAGAACAGCAGAAAGCAGCGCTTGAGTATTTCAGAAAAGCGCATGAGAAATACAGCAAAGTGGGGGTAAAAACCCGCATGAACGAGCTGGAAAAAGTGTTAGGTATTTAAACGATTTTAAAGGTTCCACCCACCGACAGCGCCTGGCTGCTCTGTTTAATCGCTGTAGCGAATTAGCCAGCAGTCAGACCGCTGTCACCCAATTTATAAACACTGCCGTGTGGTGATGTGATGAGCTTTAGCGGAATAACCCGACAGGATGTGCAAGCAACAACGCTGGCAAACGCTGCGTTTTTCCCTGATGTCGAGCTGAAAGAGTTTGTCGATACCTATCGCATCCCCTCTGATTATCACACCAGCATGGTGACCGAACAGCTCTATCTGGCGATGTCTGATATCAACCTGCAGCTGAATAACTGGCGCAAAGATCAGATCGCCCTGGGCGTGACCGCCCTGGAAGATGCTGAAGCGGAAGCGATCGGCAATGTCAGCCCTCTGGTGCGGCTGTATAAACAGGCGGTGTTTTGCCTGGCAAAAGCCAAACTGCTGACCGACTTCGCCACGGTGTTTCGTAAAGCCGAAGCCGAGAATCTGGGCAAAGAAGCGCCCGAACGTGAAGAAAAACTGATGGAACAGAGCAACCAGGCGGTGCGGGGCATTATCGGTAAACCGCGCATCACGTCGGAGCTGATCTGATGATTAAGCTGCAGAGCCTGACCCAGCACATGCTGAACCTGAATCTGTTTGATCCGGAACAGATGGACAGCTGGGCCGAAGAGGGCACGCTGATTCCCGCCCGTAAAGACACCGATGCGGGCATGATGATTGGCCGCTGGCGGTACCGGGGTGTGATCAGCCTGGAACGGTATAGCAAAGACGCCGGGTTGCTGATGGCCGCTGTGCTGGCCTGGCTGACTACCGATGATGATCGCGTGGGGCTTGATGACCCCACCCTGGACCCAGACCCGGCCGAGGATGGCTCTTTCTTTGTTGATATCACGGTGTCATTTCAGGAAACGATCTACCTGGTGCCGGATGAAACAGGCCCCTATCTGATTGATGGGCAGAAATTTGGTTTAGGCGCGTTTGATCTCTGGGTTGCTGAAAACAGCACCACGCACCATGCGGCGGCAGAACCGGCGTGATAACCGTTGGTGTCAGCGGTGATCTGACACTGCGGCAGCAGCTGCGCTATTTATCGCTACCCAGGGCAAAACGCCGAAAGATGAACCGGCGACTGGGGCGGCAAGTTATCACGCTAAGCCGTAAGCGTGTTACGGCACAAAAAGGGGTCGATGGTCAGCCCTGGGAACGGCGTAAAAACGGCCGTGGGAAGATGCTGAAACGGCTGATGAAAGGCCAGAATGTACGCCTGTATGTGAACGACCAGAACGGCAAAATCACCTGGCCGAACGCGATGATGGGCAAGATTGCCCGGCGTCACCAGGAGGGCATCCCGGAAACGGTAACGGCGTCGGATATGGCGAAACGCTACGGCGAACCGGATTACACCGGCGCTGCAACCCCAGAGCAGGCTAAATCCCTGGTGAAAGAGGGGTTCAGGGTGTACGCCGGCAAGCGTAAAAACGGCCGGGTAAAAACCCGTAAGGCCAGCCAGAAATGGATACGCGAGAACATGACATTAGGGCAGGCCGGTTTGGTGCTTCGTTTGTTACGAGAAGCCCAGCGGAAAACCCAGTGGGAGATCCCGGTACCGGAACGGTCGTTTTTAGGGGTTTCAGCAACAGATAAACAGCAGCTGGCAGATGATTTTTTCCAGCAGCTGATGAGTGACATTAGATAACGCAGACGAAAGGACAGAGCTATGTCAGTAGGTCAGGTACAAGTTAACCACGTTAACCTCGTGCAGGGTGGTTTTGATGAGATTGAACGCCAGGTGCTGTTTATCGGTACTGCGGCCATCACTGATAACGATGGCACCATCATTCCTGTTAGCAACGAATCGGATCTGGATGTGCTGCTGGGCGCAGCAGACAGCGATCTGAAAACCCAGGTGGTTGCTGCCCGTGACAATGCCGGGCAGAACTGGCAGGCCAGCATTGCCCCCATTGTTGAGGGTACCGACTGGAGGCTGGCGCTTGATATGGCGATGCAGCAGAACGCTAAAGTTGAAATGGTGGCAGTCTGCACCCCGGTGGTCGATCAGGCGGCAGTGGATGCGGCGTATGCCAAAACCATGGAGATTCTGGGCACCTATCAGCGTTTTCTGATAATCGGCCTGGCAGTATCAGGCATCGATGCCACCCCCGTCACCGGTGAGACCTGGGCGGAATATATTGCCCGCATTAACCCGGTCACCAGTGGCGCAGCGGCAAACCGGGTGTTTGTGGTGCCGCAGTTGCATGGCAACAATCTGGGCGTGCTGATGGGCCGTTTGTGCAACCGTGCGGCCAGCATTGCCGACACCCCGATGCGGGTGATCACCGGAGCGCTGGTTGGCCTGGGAGATGAACCGACCGACATCGATGGCGTGCCACTGGATATGGCACACCTGAAGGCGCTGGACCAGGCGCGTTTTTCTGTGCCGCAGTGGTATCCGGATTACCCTGGCACCTACTGGGCCGACTGCAACCTGCTGGACATTCCCGCCGGTGACTTCCAGGTGATCGAACACATGCGCGTGCTGGATTATCTGGCCCGCCGGGTGCGTGTATTAGCGATCGCCCGGGTAGCTGATCGCAAACTGAACCGCACCGCTGCGAGTATTGAATTTAACAAAACCTATTTTCAGCGGCCGCTACGTGAGGCCAGTAAATCAACAAAGTTTAAGGGCGTGCCATTCCCGGCCATGATTTTGCCGCCCTTACCTGACGACATTGCCATTGTGTGGACCAACTCAACCGATGTGCAGGTGTATATCTCCGCGCAGCCTTACAACTGTCCGAAGAAGATCACCGTCAATCTGATGCTGGATCTCACTAACTGATCTTCCTAACCAGGAGCTAAAACGCCATGAGTAAAATTTCAGGAATGTCATTCGATTTTGATCTGTCGGGCACGCAGATTCATGCGGATAAAATGACGCTCGATATCACCGATAACACCACTGTTGCGAAAACCAAAGGGGTGCCAAACGGTCATACCGATGGCGATGTGGAAGCCGCCGGCGAAATGGAGCTGGACAGCACTAACTATCTGTTAGTGATGGAACAAGCCAAAGCTGCCGGGTCGTTTCGGGCTTTGAAGCCCTTTGATATCACTTCATACGCGAAAGCCGGTGACGATGAACTGAAGGTGGAAGCCTTCGGCTGCAAACTCACGATTTCAAGTCTGTTAGATGTGGATAACAACAGCGCTGATAAAACCGTGCATAAGCTGCCGTTCATCGTCACTGATCCGGATTTTGTGAAGATCAACGGTGTGCCGTATCTCACCAGTGAAGAAACTGCCGGGCTGCTGTAACCGGCAGCGGTAGGGGGAATGTATGAACCAGGAAAAACTGATCGCCCAGCTGAAGATTGACGAAGGGTTTCGCGGCAAACCATACCGCTGCACCGCGGGGAAGCTGACCATCGGCTTTGGGCGCAACCTGGACGATGTAGGGGTGAGTGTTGCTGAAGCTGAAATGATGCTAAGCGAAGACCTCAAAGAAGCGGTGCCACAGCTGGAGGCTCTGCCCCATTACCGCATGTTAAACGATGTGCGGCAGAACGTGCTGTGCAATATGGCGTTTAATCTGGGCATTCCCCGTTTGATGATGTTTAAAAACATGTGGTCTGCCCTGGCACATCGAAACTATGAAACCGCAGCGGCTGAAATGTTGAATTCTCGCTGGGCCCGGCAAGTTGGAGAACGTGCCGAACGTCTGGCTAAAGAGATGAGAACCGGGGAGTTCTGATGAGCATTCTTGACAGTGTGGTGAATATCGCCACCGGTGGACTGGCTAAAACAGCTCTTTCTATCGCTGAAAAATGGTTTCCGCCATCGATGAGCGAGGCTGATAAACAGCAGGCAGCGCTGGCGTTTGAATCGCTGGAACTGGAGCGACAGAAAGCTACAAATCAGGCGATCAGTCAGGCCACACAAGACCTGACAGACCGCATTGCGCAGCTGGAGGGCACCGCGTCAGATCTGAAGTCACTGCCCATTGTTGGCCGTATTGTGTTGTTTGCCCGGGGGGCACAGCGCCCGGTGTGGGGTTTTGCAACCCTCTGGATGGATTACCAATGGTTTAGCGGCAACTGGCACACGCTGACAGCCAATCAGGAAACTGCGCTGATCGTGATTAACGCCCTGGTGCTTGGGTTTCTGTTTGGTGAACGCGCAGTGAAAAACCTGATGCCGCTGATTCTCAGAGTGCTGGGCCCAAAAATCAGCTAATGGAGACCGGGGAATATGGACGATTCAATTATTAACCAGGCATGGTTTCCGATTGCATTGATGTTAAGCGAATTTGCCCTGGGCGGTGTGGTTGCGTTTCAGATTGCAGTGTTTAAGCAGATCGCTAAGAACAAGGTTGATCTGCTGAATTACAAACTTGAAGTGTCTCAGACATACGCGAAAGACAGTGAAATAAAAGAGATGTTTAAACGGCTGGACGACAAATTAGACAGAGTTCTAAGTGACGTTCATCACAACAATAACTAATCGAGGTGATTAGAGATGGCACAGAAAACAGGCAAGGCGATCACGCTGACCGTCGGTGAAGATGATCTGAATTTTAACGTTGGGTTGGCGGATTACGAACGCTATCAAAACGAACTGGCAATGGATAACAAGGTTGCGCCGGCGAAAAACTTTTTAAAGCGCTGCGCCGCGGATGATGACACCACCGCCGCCCTTGAGGTGCGTTTTGCCCAGGGGCTGGCTGTAGAGATCTCCGGCGCTGTGGTGAGCGCCTACCGGCCAGATGTGGAGATAAAAATAAAGGAATAGAACGCCGCAGCCAGCGACTGAACGACGATGGTCTGGGCCAGATGCGGGTGTTATCCCTGCGCTGGTTTCCGACCATCGAACCCACTGAAGACAGTATGGCAGAGGCGATCTGGCTGGAAAACTCATACTGGGAACGCCATTCGGTGGCTGTGGCGAACGGCATAGCTAAAGCGTTTAAAGGCAAATAATCACTTAACCCGGGGGCATCATGCAGGCACTTGAAAAGCTAATGTTTGCGATCGGCATTGTCGACCAGGTTAGCAAGCCGCTGGCAAAGATCGATAAGCAGATCAGCTCTGTTGCGGTTCATTCACGCCAGGGCTTTATGAATGCCGGTATCGGGGCTGCGGGCCTGGCTGCATCGGGTTATCTGTTGCAACGAACGCTGGGGCCTGCTCTGGAAATGCAAAAAGCCCTGGGAGAGGTTGAAAGTCTGGGTGTGCATGGCAAGGCGTTAAGCCAGCTTAACCGGAAGGCGTTTATGTTTTCGGTGAAATACGGTGAAAGTGCCACTGATTTTGTATCGTCGTCTTATGATATTCAAAGCGCCATTGCCGGTCTGACCGGCAATGAGCTGTCAGAATTTACCAATGCCAGCGGTGTGCTGGCGAAAGCCACCAAAGCCGATGCCGGCACCATCACCGATTATATGGGCACCATGTACGGCATTTTTAAAAATGACGCGGCAGCGATGGGCAAGGCTGACTGGGTAAATATGGTCGCAGGCCGGACCGCTGCTGCAGTGCAGATGTTTAAAACCACCGGTGCTGAGATGTCTGGTGCGTTTACCAGTTTGGGCGCGAATGCTAATGCGGCAGGCATTCAGCTAGAAGAACAGATGGCCATTCTTGGCACGCTGCAGGCAACGATGAGCGGATCTGAAGCAGGCACAAAGTATAAAGCGTTTCTGGCCGGTGTGGGCAAGGCCCAATCTTCGCTGGGTTTGCAGTTTACTGACAGCGAAGGGCGACTGCTGCCCATGCTGAATGTGCTGGAACAGATTAAGGGGAAGTTTGGCGACACATTGAACGTGAGCGAGTCAGACGCTCTGAAATCAGCGTTTGGCTCTGATGAAGCCGTGAGCATGATTAAACTGCTAATGGCTGATACGGACGGTCTGGCTGGCTCTATCGATAGCCTGGGCAATGTAAAGGGGCTGAGCAAAGCGGAACAGATGGCAAAAGCCATGGTTGACCCCTGGGACCGCTGGAGCGCGGGTATAACCGCGGTGCAGATCGGGATCGGGCAGTCATTGCTGCCGGTATTGAATCCGTTAATTGAGATGCTTTCAGACACGCTGGCAGAGATGGCCGGCTGGACACAAATGTATCCCAACCTGACCCGCTGGATTGGCTATGCCGTGTTAACCATTATCGGGATGACTGCTGCCGTTGCGGCATTCAATCTGGCCATCGGGGTTAGCCAGATAGCGATCGCTGCCTGGGGGGTTGCGGGGCTCGCCCTCACGGGCATCATGAAAACCCTTGAAATGGTTATGCTGCTGGGTAAAGCCGCCGTATGGCTGTTTAACGCCGCCCTGTGGGCGAATCCCATCACCTGGATTGTTGCGGCTGTCATTCTGTTAATCGCCGCGGTTGGGGCGCTGATCTACTACTGGGATGACCTGGTGTCTGCGATCGCCAGCACCGATGCGTTTCAGTTCCTGTTATCAATTGTCGAATCAATAGTGACCTGGTTTAAAAGCCTGGGCGGCATTGTCGACTGGGTGCTGGATAAGCTGGACGCTATCCCCGGTATTGAGCTGGGGCGCAGCAGTCTTGATGTCAAACAAGCGGCGCCCTCTCTGTCAGCCCCACAGCAGCTGAAAACAACACCTGGCGGGATTAGCCAGCAAATCAGTAATGCAATCAGCAACCAGGGCGGCAACACCTATCATGTCGGCATTGAATCAAAAACCGCACCCGGCCCCGCTGAACTCAGCGAGTGGCTGGCGATGGAGGGCGCGTGATGGCCGAAATCCACCATGTTGATATTCTGATAACCGATGACGATATCACCCTCGACGCGGCGGGAATCCCGGTGTTTACCGAGCGGGAACAGAGCATCGCCCAGGACATTAAACACATGATTCGCGAATCCGGACTGCTGACGCAGATGATCGCAGAGCGTGACCCGGAAAAACGCGAGATGCTGGAAACACAGATCATATTGCTGGTTGAGGACGACCGCCGGCTGATCCCTGGCACTATCAATTTTGAACTCGAAACAACCGACTATCAAAACGGTGAGGGCCGCTGGTTTCTCACTGCAGATACATACCAATATGGAACGCTACAGGTGACCCCATGACCATGACGCTGCGATCACAAAAAGGCGCACCGCTAACCTTCAATGAACTGGATGAAAACTTTAACCAGGTTGAGCTGAAAGCCGCTTCAGCTGCAGCCGACGCCAACCGCGCCGAACTCGCCCGCGATGCAGCGTTGCTAAGTGATGTCATTTATGTTGATACCGCATCAGGACTGGCCGCAGTGGCAGAAGGTAGTTATTTCAGTGTGCCCAGTGCGTCTGATGATGAGTATTTGATTCTGTACCGGCATGATGCTGGAGCGGTTGCGACAGAGATTAAGCGGTATCCCACAGTTAATGCGTTGGATGCAGGAACCGCCGCGGCGTTAACATCAGAACAAAATGCCCTGCTACACGCCACCGCCGCCGCGCTATCAGAGACGAACGCCACTGATAAAGCCGCTGCAGCGGAAGCAAATCAGGTCGCCACTGCCGCAGATCGTGTGCTGGCTGAACAAGCCGCAGCGGCTGCGCAGCTGGCCGAGGGTAATGCCGTGGCTGTCGTCACCGGCGGCACTGCCAGCCTGCCCGCAGCGGCGGGGATGATCCCGATTGCTGATGCGATCGGCCATATCGATGACAGCTGGCTGTCTTACACCATCCCGGCGCTGACTGCGCAGTACCCCGGCCTTAACGTTGTTGCCTCGTGCTTCTATGACACCAGTAAAGATAGCGATGGTGGGGCTTGGATTCATCGTACAGCTGAGCTGAGCTATGGGAAGGAGGCTGTACCGAGTGGTCGCTATATTGGGAAATTTCCCGAAGCCAGCGCGGCTACAGCTGCAGGGGGGCTGCCTGGTGATTGGTTTTATCATGAGACAGGGAAAAGCTTTAATGTGCTAACGGGCGTGAATATAGGCGTTCCAATTTATCGCGCAGGTTCAGCAACGTTTCCGGCCCAAGCGTTGATTGTTGCTGAAGCGGGTAGATCAATCATCTTTGATGCGTCAGGGCCTGAGTTAACAATGTGGGCAAATGGAGCTGAAGCGTCGGGAAATTATTTATTCGGTTCGGCTGGTAATTTATCCAGCGTGGCCGCTTCAAACGGCATTATTGCTGTCGGTTCATCTGTCACCACCGGTGTTGTTTTTATGAATATGGCATCAGGGCAATGCTGGGGTCGTCGGAACGATAACACGCGCTATAACGCTGTAGACTTCACAGACAGAAACAGCCCTGCAGGCATTACAACACCTTCATTTTTCTCAGATGGAGGTATTGCTCATTCTTCTGTCAATCATGTAGCCATGACCACCCAGCCAACCGCGCCTATTGACCCTGCCACTGGGTTAAAAATACCGACGATTGCTGTAGCCACCAATGGCGGTGTGAGTGTTATCCGAGATGACGGGGCAGTGGTCGACAGTAATCGTACTGATTCAATGTCAGGCGTTTCATTCGGTAAAGATGGGAATCTTTACTACAGCAGAAATGATGCAGCTACTGTATTTGTCTCTGATGTATATGACGCCGATAATTTTGGTTTTACAGCGTACTCAACGACAACCATTCCTAAGATATTGCCAGGCTCGACAATTGACGTTGTATCTGCTGGTGAGATAGTAACAGCGAGTATAAATGGTGTTTCTTTAATCAGTAAAAACCCCTCTACCCCCTCAGAAGGCATGGTCGCCCATATCACCGATAGGTATAACACCGGCTGGATGGTCGGCGACTGCCAGCTGGCGGCGCTGTGTGAGACTGAGACAGGGGCGATTGTAGAAACAGAACGGGTGACTAACGGCACGTTTGATGTTGATACTAATGGGTGGGCAGCGTCCAATGCCACGCTGTCTGTTGTTGGTGGAAAACTCAGAGTTACCTGTGACGGAGCTGGCTTAGCTAAAGCATTCACGGTGGTGGGAGATTTGACCGCCGGGTTTACGTATAAGGTGGTAGGCGGCGCGACCCTTGGTACTTCTTCTGCTGCCCGAGTCTCTGTAACCAGTTTAATCAACAACCAGGTGTTTGACCCAGATGGATTGTATTTCGTAGCAACGGGCCCTACAGCCGAGCTGAACCTGCATCTCAATGACTCCACCCTGGGTGTCTACTCGGACTTTGACAATATCTCCGTCAAACAAGTAGTCGCAGACCACTCCGGCAATGACAACCACCTAGACCTTCACGGCACTCTGAGCCGTGCGCCCATCGGCAACGGTGAGATTGCCGCATGGAGCGGGTTCAGCGCTGCGAATTATTTAGAGATTCCCTACAGTTCTGATTTTGATTTTGGGACTGGGGATTTCTATATCCCCTTATGGAGCTATATAGCGACATCTGATGCTGCTGGCCGGCTATTCAGTAGAACTGATAAGACAGGCACGGCATACGGTAGCGCGGGGTCTTTTGGTGTTTTGTCGGTGAGTGGTGATCTATACATACAAGGCTTGGGGGCATCATACGCCTCGGGACGTTCTTTGGTTGGGCTACACAAGGTAGATCTGAAGCGCGTATCAGGCACTCTCTATATATATTTAGACGGTTTTTTAATTCATACACAAGCTGCGGCTACTGATATAAGCAGCGTAAATTCACCAGTCATCTTGATTGGCGCGGGGTATTTCAATGGCGTTGGAGCAGATCCGTGGGAGGGATCTATCATGCTGCTCAAAGCTGGCTCTACTCCGCCATCAGATGAGCAAATCGCAAAAGCATACCGAGATGAACTTGCCATGATCCAAGGCAATGCTGTGTTGTCTGGAAACGACCCTGATATCAAAGCGCTGGCGTATGACAAAGAACGCGACCTACTGCACGCGGCCAGCGCCAGCACTGTATCGTCATTCAGAGGGCTGGAGCGTGTTGATTCAACAACCCCATCAGTAGGAACTATTTCTGCACTTGATGCACAGGATGGCTCTTTAATCATCTCTGGTAGTACAGGTGTTGATGTAGACATACCTGCTGTATCAATCCGTGAGCGACTAGCCCAGGCACTGCCGAAACCTACCGGCCAGACCGAAGATTTTTACTTTACCGGTGATGGGACTAATCCTGATTTCTCATTACCTAAAGGCTGGAAGCCTAAGCGAGTCTGGATCGATGGTGGCAAGGTTCGCAAGGGGGTCGCAGAGGATTACACGATCAAATCTGATGGCTTTGTTTACTCTATCAGTTTCGGTACAGCACCCGCCCTGAATGCCGAGATTGATGTGGAGGCGGTAAGCGTATGAGCATGATAAACCTACTGACTGAAACCACCGTATGGGAGCAACGTCAGATTGCTAAACGGGCAGAATCTGCGGTGCGGCGCTATTTCTCCCGTGATGCTGAACTGATACTCAACCGTAAGATAACCGGCGTGGCGCAGGGGGTGTATACACTACTTCCAGAAGAACAGGGAATGGCTGATCTGTTTCAGCAGTGTGCGTTTCAGGCCCAGACCGATGCACGGGAAGCTGAAGCCGACAACATACGCCTGGCGGCAGTGCTGGACTATGAACAAGCGCTACGAGATATCGCCCGTCTGACGTTGCTGATTGATGGCCGTGCCGAGGTTACAGCAGTGGAAGAGGTACCAGAAGAGATCGACCCGGACACCGGAGAAATACTGGTCGCCTATGTTGCCCCAGCACCGGCGATACCGGCCATTGCCCCGCTGGCGTTAACGATTGATAGCATCGACGAAACCGGAGATCCGGTGATTATCGACAATCCCGCCTATATAGCGGCCGTGGCCGAGCGTGATACCGCGCAGGCAGTGATCGATGCGGCCAGCCCGGAAACGCTGGATCTGTGGGGGTTGCGTCATGCGTAAACTAACCACTGCGCTGGCCGTTCTGCTGCTGACTGCCTGCACCACTACACCACCTAACCCCATCCCTCTGGGCGCTGAAGTTGCCCCCCCATATGGTTGTGTCGAACTCAGGAGGCGCGGCGGTGACTGCTGATCTGAAAGCGATACTCGATGAAGTGTTGGAAGCAACGCACCAGCGCTTCACCTATCGCTCTGATGCTGACGTTTGGGCAATGGCAGAACATTGGGAGACTTACGAACAGATCCCTTCTGAGGGGCCATTCAGTGGCGACTGTGATGCGTTTGCTATGGCATGCCGGAAAGCTGTGATGGCAAAGGGCATAAAGTCGCGCCTGGTGTTGTGTGGTGTGAATGATGCCCGTGGTGATCATCTGATTTTAGAGTGCCAGGGCTGGCTGCTGGACAACCGGTCATTTCACGTAACGAGCTGGGAGGACTCTGAGTACACCTTGATCAGCATCAGCGGCGAGAACCCCGGCGATGCCTGGCATCAGATAGTGAAAACTTAACAGGAAGGAATCCCATGGCAGATCCTATTTTTAAACAAGTCCTAACCGATTCAGGCATCCCGACGGACAGCGACAGCATGAAGCAGGCGTTTCAGCAGATCGCCACGGAAGAGGGTGTAACGCTGAACAATGACAGTGCGTATTCACCGTTCTGGCGGTTAATACTGTCTATCGCCAGCACACCCGTTGTCTGGTTGCTGGGGTTGCTGGTTGATTCGGTGCTGCCGAATAGCTTTGTAAAGTATGCAACCGGGGCGTTTCTGGATCTGCTGGGCTGGGCGGTTGATTTAGACCGAAAGCTGGGTGGAAAAACCCAGGGCCAGATTATTTTCGAGCGTTCCACTGTTGGCCAGGTGTTGGTTATCAAAGCGGGGACCGTGGTTCAAACGGTGCCGATTAACGGCACGATATATAAAGTGATTGTCGACCAGGACACCACGTTTGCAACCGCAGATAGCAGCCTGGTTGTGAATGTGACAGCCGAGAACCCCGGGGCAGCCTATAACCTGGCCGCAGGGTATTTTAACACCCTGACAGAGCCGGTTGCCGGGGTGTCTTCAGTGTCAAATCTGGCTGGTTGGATCACAACACCCGGTGAAGATGTTGAATCTGACGATGATTTCCGACTGCGGATTAAAAACCAGTTTTCGGCAGTGAATCAATACCACACCGACGCCGTGTACCGTTCAATGATTGCCGGCCAGACCGGTTTTGCAGCCGATCGCATCTATTTTGAACACAACGCCCCACGGGGGCCGGGCTCTGCCAATGCGTTTGTGTTGTTTGATGCAGGGGTGCCTGGTGCCGATTATCTGGCCCAGGTTAACGCGTATATCGCTGACCAGGGCAACCACGGTCACGGGGATGACCTGCTGGTGATGGCGCTTCCGGAAACCCAGCACACCATCGATGTCACGCTGTATATCCCCGACTGGTTAACCGATGCCGAAAGCACCACCCTGCAAACCAATGTTGATCAGTTTATCCGCCAGGCATTCAGGGAAAGCAGCACGGCGGGGTGGAGCCCGACACAGACGCGCCCCTGGGCCAGGTTTAGCTTTTCACGGCTGGGCGAGGAGCTGCACGCGCAGTTTAGCAATATTCAGTCGATCGCCTGGGGACAGACCGATATCGTTAGTCAGATGAATATCCCGCGACTGCAGGCACTGAATATCACGCTGGAGGTGATCACGTGATTAAAATCGACCTGACGTTTTGGGAAGCCGGGGCAAAATTAACCGCGCTGCAGCGAACATTTCAACAGTGGTGGGAACGGGTTGAAGGCTGGATAAGTCTACCGTTTGACCTGCAGGATGTTGATAACTGCCCCGTCAGCGTGCTGGATATTATCGCCTGGCAGCGGGACATCACACGGTTATCGGTTGAGCCTGAATGGCTGTATCGGCGGCGGGTTAAATACGCCTATGTTAACGCCCGGGATGCCGGCAGTGTGGCCGGCTTTAAGCGCATCATGGAGCGGCTGGGGGTTGGGTATGTCGAGATAGATGAACGCCAGCCAGACCGTGACTGGGATGTGATCACGCTGCGCCTGTCCGATGACCAGCTATCAACAAACCCGCAGTTAATGCCGGTGATTATCCAGATGTATGGCCGCACGTGCAGGCGCTATGAATTCGAGGTGATCACCCCGATATCACTGGCCGCAGATGTTGGACATTTTGCCTGGGAACAGGAAACAAAGGTGGGGTCATTAATCCCCGCTAAAACCGTTATCGACACTGATCTGTACTTTGTACCCGGTTATGTTGATCCAGATTACGTGCAGTAGGAGAACAGCAGATGTCAGCTATTACACTCGCCGGCGAAGCGCTGATCGCCGAGAAACTTTTAAACGCTTCAACGCTATCCGTTGATACGTTCATTCTGGCGAATATTGCCGGGCTGGATCATACGGTCGCAGTTGATCGCAGCGAAGCGGTGCCCGCTGCCGGCGATATCGTCTGGCAGGGGGCTGTCACACAGAGCGGCTATATCAACCCCAATCTGATTGTTTACTCTCTGATGCTGGGCACCGACCTGGGCGACTTTGATTTTAACTGGCTGGGCCTTTACTCATCGACTGATGATGTACTGGTCGCCGTGGCGTATATCCCGGTTCAGCAGAAACGTAAAACCAGCGGCGTGCTGACCGGTAATAACCTGACCCGCAACTTTATGCTTGAGTTTACCGCGGCGCAGGAGATTACCGGCATAAACATCAGCGCCGACACATGGCAGATTGATTTTACCGCCCGGCTGAACGGCATCGATGAGCGCGAACGCTTGAGCAACCTTGATTTATTCGGAGCGGCTGTATTTTTTAATAGCGGCTTCAGGGTGGACCCGGATGTCACTAGTTTTCAGGTGATGCCGGGCACAGGTTATGTCGGCGGGATCAGGGTAACCACCGGGCTGTATCTGTTTGATGAAAACACACTGCCGACCAGCGTCTGGCTGGATGTTTCCCGCACCGGAGGGCCCAGCAGCGATCTGGCGCTGGATATTCAAGTAGTCACCGCTGAAACGCTAACCGATTACACCGATGTCGATGGAATAAACCACTATGTTGCCTTGCTGGCCGATATTGATGCCGGCGGGGTGATCACTGACCGGCGGCATGTGCTTAACGGTCCGATGGATACAATCATCAGTGATCTGATCGCCGCTCATATCGCCGAGACAGACCCGCACACCCAGTACTTACAGAATGCTGTCTACAAATCACGCGGCCTTGGCCGGCCCTTTTGGCATATGGGCGAAACGTCACCGGTCGGGGCGATGGCGTACAACAGCCAGATTCTGGCCCGGGCTGATTATCCTGAGCTTTGGGCAGCGCTGACTGATCCGGACAATAATTTCACGCTAATCGATCAGGCTGACGCGCTAACTCGCCCAGGCTGCTGGCATACCGGGGATGGTGTAACCACGTTCGGCGCCCCTGCTGTTCTGGGGGATGTCATCCGGGTATGGGATAGCAGCGGCGTTATTGACCCCGCCCGGGTGCTGGGTAGTCATCAGGACGATCAGAGCCTGCATGTTGATCAGTTTTACACCGCCGGGGGCGGTACCGGTACCGGTACCGGAACAATACCGGAAGATGGCAGCTGGTCACCATTTCTAAAATCTGGCCGTAGTGTTGATGGCACCGATACGGCGATAAAATTCAAAATGAATGCCGCTGAAACACGAATGAAGAACACCGCATGGATGCTGTGTTTCTGGTATGAGTGAGGAGTAACCGTATGGAATATCAATGCCATTTCGACCCGTATAACCGAGTGTTTACGCACATATCTGAACGGGTAATCAATCCACGCAAGCCGGGGGAATTTCTGCCGGTGATGTTTGCTACTCCCGACCCATTGCCTGAGCTGGGTGAAAACCAAACCGCACGCCGCAAAGATGATGACAGCGGCTGGGAGTTGATCGAAGACTTCAGAGGCGCTGTGTACTGGCTGGCTGATGGTAGTCAGCATCAGATTACCGATTTTGGGGTTTCGTTGCCTGTGGGGGCTCTGAGTGAGCCGCCAGAAGCCCCTGCAGCTGATCGCCGACTAACGGCTAAAAATAATATTGATAGCGCGGCGGGTGAAGCCCGATATCGGTTTGTCAGCAGTGGGCAGCTGATAGAGGAAGAATACCGCCTGACCTTGCAACAAACTAAAGAGTGGCGTGCCGCCGGTAGCCCTGCTGATGCGGTCCCGTTTGGAATGCAAAGCTGGATGGATGCTGCGGGCATTACTGCAGAAGATGCTGCACTGGACATCGAACAAACAGCGAATGGCTGGGAGGCGGCTTTACTGTCAATTCGTCAGCTGCGCCTGGCAGGTAAAGCGTCTGTTGATGCGTCGGGTGACACGGCTGATTTTGATGCAGTGGCCCAGGTGTATATCGATCAACTTAAGACGATTAAGCCCTAATCGGAGTACGCAGCAATGTGGCAAGCGTTGGCACCATCCGTTTCCAGCAGTTTAGACGATATCCGGCAGCAACAGGCCGGTGTTATTACTGCGATTTCCGGGCAAATAACCGCCGCGAATACCGCCCTGGCTAACGCCGATTCAAAAACAACATTCAGTGTCAACAGCCAGGCATCTGCCGCGGGCAGTTTAAATGCGCTGCGCGATCAGATAGGCCAGTTAATAAACACGGCCGGCAATTGCCTGGTGGTTCACCCTTGGCAGCAGGATGTCGGCACCGGGGACGGGATATACCGCTGGTTATCCCCGCAAACGGCGAACACGCGCATGGTTGAAAAGTTGCGCGGCGTTCTGGATGAGCGACAACCGAAGGATGTTTCAGAAGCGATCGCTATTATGGTGTTTGCGACAGGTATCGCTGAGTTTTCAGAACAGCTGCAGCTGTTGAATGCGGTTTTTCCAGTACCTGAGCTGCAAATGATTCAGCGCCGCTGCAGCGCATCGATTAATCATGAATCCAGCAAAATGCAGCAGGTTAATGCGCCACTCAATCCACACTGGGAAAACCAGCAGTACAACGACCTTCAGACCGTTAAACAGCTGGATAGCGGTATCGGCACGCTAATGGCACAAGTAGAAAGCTGCAGCGCAGATATTAACCCCATTACCGAGCTGCAGGCGCTGGCAACGAAGAAAACCAACCAGGTAAGCCAATATCAGCAAGCCTGGGCAGATCTGGCGGCAGGCATTACCGGCGGCGCTGGTGTCGGGGCATTCATTCAAGGCAGTGTGACGACGATCGCCGATCTGTTGGAACAAAATTCCCCCGCGGGCTATGAATACCCCCTGGCCGCGGGCGTCCTGTGGTTAGGTAATGACCTGACACTGCTGAAAGAGGTGCTATTGCCATGAGGTTAAATACTTACAAAGTGCCCGATCAAAACCGGAAAGTCTCACTGTCTACCCCCATGGTCAGCAAAGATATATCTGGACAAACGGCAAGTACATCGAAAGTCGACGAGGGCCAGAAATCGCAAAAGATGACCATCTCACTGACGATTAACTTTAAAGACGTTGACAAGCTGGCAGAGCTTCAGAGTGTCGCGAAAGCGAAAGACGAAGCAGACAAACCCGTGATTTATACGATTGTCGACCCGCTGGCGAAAGCGATGAAAATACGCCAGGTAGTGTTCGTCGATACATTCAGAGCGACAGAGGGCGAGGGGCAATACTGGCAGATCAGCTTTACGCTATCAGAACATAAATCGGTCGCAGAGAAGAAAGAACAGCGAGTTACCGAAACGACGACCACCCAGCAACAAGCCGATACTGCAACGGTAACGGTTGGAGAAACGGGCGCAACGACTGCCGATTCAGACGCCCTGACATCGACAGAAGGCTTTCTGGCAAGACTGGACCGGTGGTTATCATGAAACCGATCTACAGAATATCGATCGCCGGTGAAGAATACCCACTGGAAAAGCACGATATTAAATTAGAACTGTACAGCCCGGGGCGGGCTCTTTTCATTGTTGAGTCTGATCACTCATTGTCTGGCATCGTCATATTCAGAGCAGGGTATTCACCCAACACCGTGAACTATTTTTATGGCTATGTAGAGAGCTGCAACCAGGTAAACAATAAACAGCAGAAACTGTTCTGTAGAGAGCTTACGGCCGTGTTAAACCGTCATATCCCCGTAGGCTTACGCCATCCAACATTGAAAAACGTATTAACTGAAATAGCCAGTCAGACCGGGCTGTTGTTTCAGACTCCGGACACAGAATATAGTCGCACCCCGGTGGCTCACTTTTACCACTCAGGTGGCGGGTATTATGCGATGGACTGCATCGCAGCCGCGTTCAATGTCAAAAAGCCTATCTGGCAACAGCAGGGCGATGGCCGGGTGTTTGTCGGCTCATGGAGTGACAGTGACTGGGCCAGCAAGCCATCGCTGCAGATCCCCGCTAAACAGCTGATAAAACAAGCCAGCAACAGCAATGGACAGTTGCCCATGGTGCCACGCTTGCGACCCGGTGCGGCAGCTGATATAGCCGGCCAGCCTGTCATCATCACTGCGGTAAACCTGAATGGCGATCAAATGATGATTACCTGGGATAAAGACCCGTGGTCAGAGCGATTAAAGCGTAAAGGGGCAGCATGA